CACCGATAGTATGTCAACGAACGCAGACAATCCGCCAATGACAACTATCAATGACAACGAGGTCGAAAGGCTCCGTGAGCGGTTAGAAAAAGCCGAAGAACTTATCCGAGGCTTGCGCGATGGATGGAAGAAGGCAAGAAAAGCTCACCTTGAAACCTGTAAAAATGCCCAAGCGGAAATCGACAAGCTCCACACAGAAAACATCTGCCTCCAAGAACTCATTCAAGAATTCTACGAGTGGTCACGCCGAGACTACCCGACTGAAGCCGAAGTCCGAGAGATCATGGATCGCTACTACAATCTACTAAACCATAATCCGAACAATAAACCATCCTAGTTTACTGAAACACCACAAGTTTATTCACCAGTAAAAAGCTACACAACCAATAGAAACATCAACACCACATTCAATAATAATATGAACCCCCACACACCCGACAACGAGGTCGGATCAGATACACCGCTAACGGACGCAGAATTAAACAAGACTTGGAAGGGCATCCATGCGGCTTTCGTTCCTATGGCTTTCGCTCGCCAGCTTGAACGCGAACTCGCCGAGAAAACCAACGAGGTTGAGAGGCTCCAGCAACAGATCCGGAATATGCAGGAGATCATCGACGATGATACCAAGCATAAAACCGAACTACACAACGAGGTCGCAAGGCTCCGCCGCCAATGCCGTCGAAGCAAAGAGGTGGAAGAAGATCGACCAATTCCTAATCAGCCAAACCCCTGAATTATGAGGCTCTGCGTCTGGAATCAAATCCTTGTGACCGGAAACATCTCCACTAGCTGCGGCTATAAATTGGAGATGGATGAATCCCTTCATCGCAAAGAACAGAAAGGTATCTGCCCAGCCTGTAATCGCCACATAGCCAAAAAACAAGCCAATCCCGACGGAAAAACCTTCAGTTTTGTTCCCAAGGGAGACACCACCAACCAACCAACCAACCATTATGAGTAAATCCGTAGAAAAACCCACCCCCAGTGACCTCATCCACGAGGCCATGATCGAGCGCGATACCTGGCGAGCAATCGCTAAGGATCTTGCCGAGACCGGCACGGCCATCATCGGGAAGGCCCAGAACCACCCGGGCGTCCCAAAAGTCGCCCTATCCCTCTGGATGGATGCTTGCGCCGCCTATGATCATGCTGCACAATCTGACAGCGATTCGCTGCCCATTTACCCCCAGGCAGAGCCCCCATGCGCCCTTCCCCAATGAAACCCAAGACCATCCCCTTCATTGATCGGTACGGACACATCATCCAGGTCCCGGCCAACTGGACCATCAAGCGCGCCATGAAGGCCGGCAAACATCCAAGTGCTGCAACGGCGGAACCATGATGGAAACCTGTGTCTTCATCAACATTAAAAATGGATACTTCGTCAACTAATGCACCAGCGAAGGCAATAACAGGGGATATTTAAGGGGGTTTACCAACATCGATGTCAAGCCTATTTCATTGCATATCTAACAACTGGTCATTAGAACCTAATGGACTTTGGTATTAGTTATCAGAGGAAATCAACACAGCTATCATGAACGCACTTAAAAATCCAACGCACGAACGCTTCGCAAGACTGCTCACTCAGGGACTCACCCAGGTGGAGGCATTCCGAAAATGCTACCCAGACCAGAAGCCGGAATCTGTTAAGACCAACGCCAGCAAGCTAGCCAATCAGCTGGACGTAAAAGCGCGTGTGGCTGAGATCAAAGAGTTCGTCGATACCCAGTATGCTATGGCACTGGGAGAGAAGCGTGACCTGCTGCGCCGAATGATAGAAGGACAAGTCCCCACCAAAGTGATCAGGAAGGCCGGAGGACAGATCGACGCGATATTCGACCGCCTAGCTGCCTTGCAGATGGATAGCAAGATCGCTGGAGAGTTTGCGCCGGAGCAGCATCAGGTGAGCGCAGGGCCTACCCTGAAGCTGGAGTTCAACATGGTAGGCAGGAACACGAAGCCGAACGCAGCACTGGAGGCAGAATGGGAGCGCATCAATCCTGAGACAAAGCAGCTGCCTGCACCGCCGGAAGGCCAGCAGGATGACTTCACGCCGTATCTGGAGGCAGAGATCAGGCCGCATAAACTGAAGCAGTTAGATGAACTTAGGCCAATCATTGATGTTAGTCCAGAAACAGCCCATTAACAGTGTAGATCAATTATTCATGACGAAGGTTATCTGAAGTTACCAAAGTTAAATACAATGAAAGCAACACTAGAATTCAATCTACCAGAGGAAGAGGCAGAGTTCCGGCACGCAGCAGACGGCACGAACTGGTATCTGGTCGCGTGGAGGATGCACCAGTACCTGTGGAAACTGCACCATGACGGCGCGACATCGACGACTGAGGCGGATCTGGAAGAGCTGTGCGAGATAATGAACGAGTACAGCGTATCGCTCGACGCTTGACATAACTAATAGCTGGAGATAATAATCCGCATTATGGCTCAATTCCAATCTGGTTATCTCTACGCTACGGTTGCTAATCCCGTCCTGAACTACGGGACGAACAAGTCTACCGTTACCACCAACACTCAGGCTGCTAATGAGCCAAACGTCATCTGGTCATGCTACTCAGTGTCGAAGACTTTCGTAGTGTTCCGCGACCATGAGAACACCGTTAAACGCCTGCGTAAGCGTTCTGACGCTCTGGGTAACTTCGTCTATCCTTTCGGTCGCTTTGCTGGCGCGCCTGTACTCCGCGCTGAGTATACGCTTGGCCCTGACACCAGCAGTGGTCAGCAGTAATTACCGCTTTTTGTCCTTAACTGGCTGCGCTTGTGGCTTTCCATGCGCGCGTCCGTAGATCATCTTCTCCTGTACGTTATACGGCAGCTGCTGCACGAAGATCTTTAGACGCAGCGCGTACTCTGGTGTCATCAACCTGATCAGGTGAGAGAATTCCTCACCAGCAGCAGCCAGCTTAGTCGCCTCAGTAAATGTATGACTTTGGAGCTGATCGTATTGGTTATACATGGTTGCAATTGATTATCAGATTAGTTAACGATTACCAGCTATGAATGAATCCGGCTATCGAATCACGCCACCATTAAGTCAGAAGATTTTCCATCAGCACGCCTTAAACATCCGAGAGGCGGCAGATCGCGATGAGGAGAAGGGCATCCTGTACGCTGCCGAGTACATTCTCAAGACGATCACGATCAACAATCAGATCCAGATCTCTGAGCTGAATGTACCGATAGCTGAATCAATCGTCCGGCAGTATGTCCAGCACCTGCTAGACAATAATCAGTTTGAGGCCGGAGCCACCGTCCTCTGGGGTAGTGCGGTCTACGACTGGAGGCCGAGGTTTGGAAGAGACACATGGAGATGCTTATTTGAGCATGACCAGTTAATGGTTATGGGAGCTGGAGCCTGCGGCAAATCGTTTTCTGGCGGTGCATGGTTCTACTTGGATTGGTGGAGAGATCCGGCCTACACCAGCATCAAGGTCATCTCGCTCACCCGTGAACACGCAGAGCGAAACATCTTCGCGAACATCAAGACGTTCCACAGGACTGCGCTGGTCAAGCCGATCACCGATCAGGAGGAGAAAGCCAATAGCATTCAGGTGACGAACGACAGCAAGCAGGGCATCCATCTGGTCGCCATCCCGAAGGGAGAGTCAGGTCATGGTACGCTGCGTGGATTCCACCCTGTGCCGCGCTTTGGTAAGGAGCATCCGATCTGGGGACGACTGAGCCGGACGCACGTTGTACTGGATGAAGCGGAGGAGATCCCGTCAGGAGTTTGGGAAGGTATCAACAACATCTTGTCCACATCCGATACCGACAGCCACAAGGGACACATCAAGATCTTTGGCGCGTCGAACCCGAAGGATCGTACCAGTGCATTCGGTCAGCGGTGTGAGCCTGTCAACGGATGGGGATCTATCGACTGCGAGGACGACTTTGAATGGGAGAGCCGTGAAGGTTACACGGTGTTGCGTCTGGATGCAGCTAGATGCGAGAACGTGATCGAGAAGCGGATCGTCTATGCCGGACTCCAGACCTATCAGGGCTTCATGGGATACATGAGCAGGGGCCGGACAGCTGAAGCGATGACCATGGCGCGCGGCTGGTTCCCAGAGGAAGGAATGGCGATGGGTATCATCACGCCAGCCATGATGGACAACGCTATCGGCACAGTGCGCTTCATCGGGCCTGTCGTGCCTCTGGCAGCGTTCGATTTGGCACTGGAAGGAAACGATCAGGTGATGTGTTCCTACGGTCGGTTTGGCCTCTGTGATGGCTGGACACCCATGTCCGGCAAGTTCATTGAATTCAAGACACCGCGCACTGTCCTGCAACTCGACTCACAGATTCCATTCCCTAAGAAGGCGACACTGGAGCAGACGCAGGCGATCATCAAATTTGCCAAGACGATGAAGATCTCAGCCAACTGGTTATGCGTAGACCGTACTGGTAACGGCGCAGGAATCCACGACAGCCTTTGCAGCCTATTCGGTACAGAGGTGATGGGAGTCAATTACTCATGGGCAGCTAGCGAGACGCATATCCTTGGAGACGACAGCCAGAAGGCCAACGAGCTATATAATGGTGTTGTGACTGAGCTGATATTCGGACTGGCGAAGTACCTAGAGTTTGAGTACCTGAAGATCTCGCCATCGTTCAGGAACGAGGAGTTGATCCGGCAGGCAACCGCTCGCCGTTATAAGCAGAAAGGAAAGGGGCTGGTCAGGGTCGAAAGCAAGGCGGAGTACTGCAAGCGGACTCGCAGCAAGTCGCCGGATGAATTGGATTCCCTATCTATGCTGGTCTACCTAATGCGACAACGTGGAGGAAGTGTGGCAACGATGGTGGAGCCTAAGAAAGAACCGACAAGGTCGAGAGAGATGCAGAGCTTGGTTGACAAACTGGAGTTCATGGACTTCTCTGAAGACTGATTTATACGGTGTGGTGTAACGGTGAGGCTAGGGAGTTTCTCGTTTATAGATACACCGAAGTTTTCACCTAAAGATAAAGGCTGGCTTTATCAAAGGACACATTTTCAATAATCTGTCCGTTTGAGAAGGACAGGCAACCACCTTACTATTCAAAAGTGGTGGAAGTGGTTTACCATAAAGGTCTAGTAAGATGTCCGTTCTATTCAGTTTGTCAGAAAAAATGTATGGTTTTTCCGTCAGATGTTACCGATCACGCACATTCAATAGAAGTTTACGAGCGGAAACAATAATAATCCCTATAGGGTACAATATACCGAATTGTGTACCAGATTATACCCAATAGGGTACAGGTGGTTCCATTACACCATGTAGTAGTTCACAGACATATCTCCGTTCATGGTAGCGTGAACGCTACACTTATCATGAACGATACATTCAGCAAGTGTATCGTGCATTTTAAGCGTATAGCCTAATCAAGCTCACGATTGTTTAGATTATAATAAAAAGATGAAGCGTGGCTTGATTAACTCGCGCAGAAATAATCACCCATAAGGGGAATTCATCGACACATTCTAATCATATGTCGATGCCATCGACACGTTGTGTATAGCAAATCGGCTTTTCCTTTACATAACACTAGTTATGTATAAAGAACTTTACATTAATTATGCATATCGAACAGATCGACATTAAGAGACTAACGCCATACGCGCGCAACAGCCGGACACACACAGACATTCAGGTATCTCAAATCGCTGCCAGTATTAAGGAGTTTGGATTTACCAATCCCGTTTTGATAGATGAGGACAATGACATCATTGCCGGACACGGGCGTGTATTAGCAGCCAAGAAGCTGGGACTCGACACGGTTCCATGCATTAGACTCAGTCACCTGAGTGAGACACAGCAGCGTGCTTATGTGATAGCAGACAACCAACTGGCACTAAATGCCGGATGGAATTTTGATATGCTTTCTGTCGAAATTGATGAACTAAATGATAACAAATACGACATCTCAGTTATTGGCTTCACTACCGAACAACTGGCAGAAATCATCGGATCGCCGGAAGAACCAGTCAATAATGAGCTAAAAGCTGACCCAAAAGCCAAAGAAACGTGCATTTGTCCAAAGTGCCTTTTTGAATTTGTTAAATAACTAATACTTGCTTTGGCTATTCAGATAATATACGACCTGTCTGTGGCTAAACCAATTATAGGCATGATTCCTCCCAGTGGCTGGCATTACTTTGACAGTGATGCGAAGCTAACTGGCTATAGTTATGATAACCTATTGCACGTTGTAGAGACCTACCGCGCAGAGAATCACATTCCTATCGGTGACGTAGAAGGAGATGTGAATAGCTACATCTGTAGCAACTGGCCTCAGTTCTGTCATGGAGTTGATATGGTCGTAATTAATAGCGTGAATCCGTCCGGCGAGCTGCTTAACGACATCCAGACATGGGCTAAGAATCTTCAGAACAGCAATAAGAACATCATGTATGTGACTGATGAGCTGGCAGAGGAGCGTGCAAAGACCTGTCGCAATTGCCCTAATAACGTGAACTGGCGCGGTGGATGTTCATCCTGTATCTCAGCAACTGAACGCCTAACAGCAAGTGTCCGGCAGGGTCGCGATACTGCATCCAGCGCAGTGCTGGGAGGTTGTGCTTTGCAACGTCACGACAATCGCACCGCAATCTTCCTAGATAAGGATGAACTACAAAAGGCAACCGCTCTTCCAGAGAATTGCTGGCTAAATCTATAATATGGCAAACATCAAACCACTACCTCCAAAGATTACCGATACATTTGCGAACAAGGCTCCTCGCGTTGTAGACGCTCACGACAAGCCTCGCATCCTAGAACTGGATGTAGTTAATCCTGACAATGGCAGTCTCGACACGGTAAACAAGGACACGCTCCAGGTACGCCGTACATTTAAGGACGCTACTCAAGCCCACGCTGCTTATCGCCGCCTGAAGCAGCAAAACGTGGAGCGAAATAAAAAGAATCAGCTCATCCAGAAGAAGCTGAACAACGAGCCTCCCTA